TGGTACTTCGATATCGTCCAATACCATCAAATCTGCCCGTGATCCAGTAAGTTGTCCAGTAATACCAACGCTTTTTACGCTTGGAGCCTGATGAGGCGAACAATTGACGTCGAAAGAGATCCTTGACCATCTTGCTTCGTCGCTTTTGGGTTGTAGGTGTGATAGCCACGGTGTTTCAATAATTAGTTTCTGTAGGAAGATAGACATGTTGTCTGCACGTTCTTTTGATGCAGAAATGATCATTATCTTTCTTTCGGGGTCATTGAAGAGAGTCCACAACACGAACGCTCCAGTAATCCAACTTTTTCCGACTCCTCGGAAGGCTTGGATCTGTAAACGTTTAGGACCGTGTTGTAAGTAGTCTGCAATGGCAAATTGTGCTCTAGTTGGAGGAGGGAGGTCAAGCTGTTGCCATAAAGCGGTCAGAAACAGCTTGAAATCGCTCTGTAGAGCCTCTAAAGGGTTCTCCATGTGTGTTTCATCAGTAAGTTAATTTCAAACGCCTTTTAGGAGCTTCTACGGTGTTTTTATTCTTAGTTTTATTTTTACTATTAAGATGTAAACGTGATATATCTAAACCAGTATTTGTTAAATCTAAAGCTGCTGATGTTGCGTCTCCAAAACCAGGAACCCATCCAACAGCTCCACTAAGAGCAGAGATACCAGCTTGATCCCATTTACCTTGTTTAGCATAATCAAAAGCTTCCTTACCTGAGATACCGATATCTACTCCTGGTATTAGTTTCAAAGCAGATTTACCAGCTCGTTTAGCAGTAAGTTTAGCTATTTGTTTTGCTAAAGCTTTTTGTGCAGCTTGGGTTTTTAATGCTTCACCAGCGGCAAGTGTACCAGCTTGTACACCTGCACCTGCTACATTTCCAGTTGCAAGATTAGATCCTATATTAAGAGCTGCATCAAGCTTCCTTGCTTTATTAACTTTTAGTTGATCACCAATACCACCAAGAGGTCTGCCTATTTCAGTTGTTGAGCCTATTGGTTTACCAATTGTTTTTCTAAAATCAGGGTCATTAACCCATGATTTTGCATGTTCAGCTTGATCAGGTAATAATAATCCATATTTTCTACGAGCTTCACCTTCACTAGGTAGGAATTGGTTTAGCTTTTCTGTGTCATGTATCAGATCATTAACTTGATTGGTTGCATCAAGTTTCTGTTGTGGAGTTAATTTTTCCCATTGTTCTCCTCCAATTGATCTGAATTTCTGTTCTAGTAGATCATTATAATCACCTCTTTGAGCTAATACTCCAGTTCCACCGTTTTCAGGTTTATCTAACCAAGTAGTATAATCTAAAGCCCAGTTCTCAAGAGCTGACCTACCTTCCTTAACTGGATTACCTATAGCTAAACTGGCTTTAGGATTTGCACTATACTTATCTCCTTTAGCTATGTTTTCAGTGAGTAGTTCTACAAATAAATTTCTAGGACTATCTATACTTCTAGAAAGTCGTGCATCATGACCACGAGAAATACGTTGATTTTTGTCTTTACCTGCTTTTAAAAGTCTTTGGTTTTCTGTACCGACCTTTACATATAATTTTCTAAGTGCTTTATTGTTTTCTTCAAAATAGCGTTGTATTTTTTCAGGTGTGGAACCTGCAATACCTGAAACACGTTCTATAAATTTATTTGTTAATTCCTGAGTTTGTTTAGCTATCGGTGTATTAGCTTTAACATTCGCTCCAGGTCTTATTTCTTTTTGAACTCGATTTCCACCACTCTTACTTGGTGTTATTTTTAATAAATCTGACTTTCCATCAAGTAAATTATCTATAGAAGTTGTGGAAATCCTATAAGGTTTTTTTTGATCACCTATTAAGATACCTTTAACATTACTTTTATTTCCATCTGTTCTAACTTTATCCGTTAAAGCTTCGACTAGAGCTTCTCTATTAGCTTTATTATCTATCTTAAGCTCATAGATACCTCTTCTAACTTTCCATGATTTACTCATCAGCTTATATGATTTAGAATAAGTTGTTCTCTGGCATGGTTACGTCCATATGTCTGACGCATCCATCTTTTCCAATGATTGCTACCTTTGCCCTGATTACACGCTCTGCAGGCGGGGACCAAATTGCTTGTAAGATCCTCTCCACCATTGGTTTTAGCTTTGACGTGATCGAGTGTAAGTTCATTAATTTCATAGTTATTTCCGCAATAAACACATGTACAATTGAAGTGCTCTTTAATAGCTCTTCTCCAGAGCCTTTTAGCATCTGAACTTGTCATGGTTATTAGGTTGTATAAATAGTGTTTAGGGGTAGGTAGTAGTGGGGTCATTTACGAATTTTTAGTCTGCTTTTACGATTAATAGATGGAGACTGAAGTCTTCCTTTGGTTTTAGATCCTTTGTAATGGGATGCATCTTTACCATCACCATTACCGTAAGTACCTAGTTTTCTATTAAGCTTGTTAGCATTAATCTTTATTCGTTTACCCTTTTCTGTTTTCTGGTATGCGCTTTGTTGCTTAAGTCTTTTCTTTCGAGCTTCAGGATTCTTCCTGTAGTACTCAGCTGTTTTTCCTGCCATAAAGTCTACTTTGTACTAGTTCGGGATCTACTTTTGGCATTACAGCTGCAAGCTTGGAGAGTGGGTTGCCGTCGTATGCAATACCGCTAATATCATTAGTTTTAAGCCAATCACAGGCTGCTTTTAAATCTTGGGTAGAAGCTTCGCCACTTTTGACCCGTTTAAGGAATTCTTTAGTGACGAGATTATGTAATTCGTTAAATTGAGCTTCAGTGGCTTTCTTCATATTTTTATTCCTAAGATGATGATGGTTTAAATCTGACATGTGATGCAGCTACACCTATTCCATCATCATTAGGAGAACTAAATGTTACTGATGATGTACCTGTCATATTTGTTGGTGATCCAGTATCAAGAAACGCATAATTAGTTTCTACCCTCTCGTTTGTGCCAATATCTGTATCAATAGCTGTTGTATATGTTGTATCAGTTTCTCCACTACCTTTGGTAAAAGAAATTGCAGTAGCTGGATTACTTGCTACAGTAGTAACTGCTTTAAACGTTTTTGTCCAACCACTACCAGATCCTCCTGGTGCTAGACCTAGAGTCCATGATGTTGGAGTATCATCATCACTATCTGTGTCTGATTGACCAATACTCATTGTTTCAACATAATCAAATATCCATACAACTACGGCATATCCTCCTACATCAGCAACTGCTGGACTGTATGAAGTATTATCCCAACTAAAAGTAACGTTACTATCTGATCCAGATGTGTTTAAATCAGCAGTCAGATGGTACATTGCTGCTGCATTAAAGGCAGTTCTGGCACTACTTAATAAAGTAGGTGTTGAACCACCTAACGTGAAGGTAGCACTTCCAGATTGATTACTTGGCTTAAACCAATTGGTATAATTTAGGTAAGGAGCTGCAGAAGCATTACCTGTTCCAACTATTCTATAACAGAAATGTATTATAGCTACTCTTTTACCAGCTTTAGGTACAGTAGGAACATTTGCTAAAGTAAAAGTAAACGCACCATCAACATCATCACCAGAATCTCCCCATCCCACACTAGTTGTAAAAGGCGAACCACTGACCATTGTTACCGTATCTGTACCACTAGGTATGCCACCAGCTCTTAAAAAATGGTTTCTCATTATGATGCATTACCTACATGTGCTCCATATAAATTAGAACTATCTTTCCAAAGTTCTATACATGTAATATCAGTTCCAGTAGCAAGTGTAGGAGCTGAACCACCAATCCATTTCATAGTTGGCCAAGTATCAATTGTATTACTACCAGCAGTAATCATGAGTAGAACTGATTGACCTGCTGTAAGACCATCTGAAAATGTGTCATGATCACCTGTTAATGTCCACGTTTGAACAGTACCATTATCAGGATCTATGGTAACTGAAGCTCCATCAGTTATTGCAAATACATTCTCATTAATTGCATCTTCAAAGGTAACTGAACCTGTAAAAGTATCTCCTGCTAAGTCGGCTTTCGTTGCATCAGCTGTATCTACATAAGCTTTAACTGATTGTTGAGATGGTACTTTAGTAGCACTATTAGTAGACATATTATCTTCATCTAGACGATCTGTTGCTATATCATAACTTCCACCACCACTACTTGTCGGCTGCCATCTCCAGCGTCCATCGACAAGTGTATGTTCCATTGTTGCTGGCATAATTTACCCTCCAGGGAATAAGTTTTTCTTAATTAGTTCAACTGCCTTATCATCAATGGTGTTATCAGTAGATGCTGCATAAGCTTCTAGTAGTTGTATAACTAATTCCTTAACAGCAGAAGAGCTGAGGAACGCCATGAGGACGGGTTTGATAAGTACGATCATTTTTATTTAGTAGTTTTTTTAGATGTTTTCTTTGTTGTTTTAGTTTTTGCTTCAGCTTGTTTCTTTATCGCTTCGCTAATAGTACTCATAGTGCATTTAGTTTCTTTAGGTTTACTGAATGGTTTATACCAAGGTTTAGGTGGAGTTATACATTGCAAGACTTCTTCTTTAGCCTTAGTCCAAGATGATATAGGAATAACATCGCTACACATCCCATAGACACGTGTGTTAGGTAATAGCATGAAGCCTTTCTGTTGTAACTCAGCACACTTCAAGACTCTGACTAATTCATAGTCAAGTCTCATCTTTTCTTCTTGTCTTGCCGCTATACTGCGACATCTCTTTAATCCTTCTTTATCTAAGGGGATCATAAAGTTAACTTGGAATCCCCAGTTCTCAGCCACTGTATAAGTCTGCTGAGTCATAGTCTCATCAAATGGAGTTGTATGATTTCCCATATAGAATGGTGAGAAAGTCATTGTAGATCCATTACATGAGATGTTAGGTCCGTAGTGCTGTCTAGATGGTGCTCCATTGTTCTGGAATTGCACAGCTTGGTTGGTTACATTTCCTGTCGCAGCTGCTACAGGATTGCTTACATTTGTCGTCTCTGGATCTTCCGCACGTACTGGAGCTATTGAGAGAAGACTGATAAGGAGACCGTAGTAGAAGTAACGTCTATTGTTCTGTCTATTACTTCGACTGATAACACCTGACTGGCTGCTCTTTCTACTATCTCTAGTGTGAAAGGGTCTCCAGCTGTGTGTAGGGTGAATACTGAATCTGTATCTACTAAGCCTCCGGATGAAGCTGATGTATGAGTGATGTTTTCTCCACTCCACTTGCTTAGGGCTGACCCGTAAGTAGTTGTTGTGATTTCCTCCACGATTTCCTGCGTAGTCGTGGTAGTTGAATTCATCGACCCCTGAGTGAAATTCGGAGTCACTAATTCTGCTCTTGCTACCGTGGGTGATGCCAGTGCTAAGAGTACTAGCCATTTCTTCATTACTTTTGTTTTTCTTTATCGTTCTTTTTACCGTTACCGTTACCTGTAGTTAAACCAAAAGTTGCAAGTGCTCCAGTAAATATCGACGCAGGAAACGTGATATCCCCACCTGGACTTTTCTTTATCATAGGTAATTCAACATAGTTTAAAGTTATGATAAATCCACTCCAAATCACAACGCCAAGGCGGACGAACGTACCTAAGATTTGTATTTGGTGCTCTTGATCTTCTGCAGCATCTTTTAATTTACTGAAGAGTCCTTTTGGTTTTTCTGTCGTTGCTCCTTCCATGTATTAACTTTAGATTGTAGTTGTTTTTGTACTTTCTTTTTAATTGGTTCAAATAAAGTTTGAGTAACAGAAGTTGTAGCAACTGCCACTACTGCTGTAGTAACTGCTGTTACAACTACTGCTGTTTCAGGTATAGGTATATCAAAGTCCAACACAGGTACCGTTAATTTAGGTGTTTCTGGTTGTTCTGTTGACTCAGCTTTAACGTCTTCAGGAGCCTCTAGATCACTCGGAGGGATTACCATAGGTTTATATGATGGTATCCGAGCTGAAGGTGGTTTAAATTCTATTGATGGTAGATCTAAAGCTTTAGGAAGTTTGGCTCGTGGATACACCAGCCCCATATTATGCAGACTCCAATGCTGCTACTTTCGCTTCTAATGTTTCAATCCTAGTCATTGCTTCTTGTAAAGCTTTAACTGCTTTCATATAAAGAACAGAATATTTAACTGATTTAGTTTTAGTTCCTAAATCTTCATTTGTTTCAGAATCTCTATCTATACTTTCAGCAACCAAAGCAGGTGAAATTGTCTCTACTTCTTGTGCAACAACACCTAGAAGCTTAGTACTTGAATCTGTTTTAAAATTAAAGTTCCTTACTTTTATAGCTTTTAGATCATTCCATTGAGAATTTGCATCAACAATATTTTCTTTTAATTTTGAGTCTGAAATTGATCCATAGGAGTTATTTGCGTTAGTAACATCTCCAGTACCAGCTATAAGTAATTTGGCAAGATTACCAGGAGGACTATCACTGCTAGAACCACTGCTTCTACATTGAAGAAAATCATCACCGTCTCCACCTGAGTCAGATTTTTTTAAAGTTAAATTAGAGTAACCACCAGCATTACTACTTGTAAAGAAATCATATGCTCCATTTGTAGTTAAACCACCTGTTATAGCCGCGCCATGACTTGAAGTTTCGATCTTTAAAACGTTGTCATGATATAAATTTACTGGTCCGTTAGCAGTAGCAGTAATGGCATTTTCAGTATCATTGACATGTAATATAGTTTGAGTATTACTTTTTATATATAATATACCTGTATCATTATCAATGGTAGCATTTGTACCATCATGCTTTATCTCTAAATCATTCCCTGTTCCGAGAGCTATTGAGCCTACGTTAGTAATATTGCCATCATTAAAACTTATTCCACCACTAGTCGTCTCCAAACGCTTAACATTGTCGTAATATAACTCACATGAAATAGGTCGAAACTTAGCAACTACTGTGTCATAAACACTATCATCACTATAATTACCACCACCAGAAATTATTGCGAAACTATCGGTAGTATCGTTTTCCCTTAGAGCAAGAACATGATTACCATTTGGACTTACCTCATGCAAAGTTCCAAAATTTGAGCCTGACGTGAACAAACCAGAAATATCACTATCTGTTGTACTAGTGAACTCTCTTAATTGTTGTTCTGCATTACCTGTATCAATAATTAAAGCACCATCTGAAGTAATACGTACCCTCTCTACGTTATTAGTAGTAGCATCAGCAGTCGATAATGATAAATACGATGTTATTCCATCTGTTCCCGAATACATTCTTAACCCACCAGCAACTCCAACACCTGCGCCAGAGGGATCTTGCTTTTCAAATTCAAGACCACCTATAATCTGATCTGCAGTTAAGCTTGTGTCAGTATTTTCTAGACGTATGACTGCTGTATCTTCTCCTGCTAAATGCAGTAAGGTATCTGGGGTTGTTGTACCTATACCTACACGATCTGAAAAGTATGCCTCACCATCTCCATCAACAGAAAATTTAATAGAATCTGTTGTATCGTGATCTGATCTGACTTCTACTATAGGGTTGGCGGCATTAACTGTTTCTCTATAAACAACAAGCTTTGCATCTGGGTCCGACTCTCCTATACCTACCTTCCCATCTGTTTTTAGAGTTACATAACCAGTACTATTTGCCATTAATTGCAAATTATGATTGCTATTAGTTCCAAACTGTCCTTGACCTGATTGCGCTTGAGTTAAAATTGATGCTCCATCACTTCTTTGGACTGTAAGTTCACCATTAGCACCATCACCATAGACATCTAATAAAGTTTCTGGGCTTGTTGTATTTATCCCTACCTTTCCATCAGGTTTTACAAAAACTACATCTGTGTCACCAGTGGCATTTCTAAGTTTTAAATTACCATCTGCACTTCCATCTGTTTGTATTTGCCACGTCTGTTCTGCTGCATTACCAGATGCATGTTTGATTTGAATACCCGCTGCATTACCAGTCCCAGTTGTTTCTATTAGTACTTTTGAATGACCAGTACCTTTAATATCTAATAAATTACCAGGATCGGTTGTATTTATCCCTAAGTTCCCCGTTATACTAGCCCCATCAGATAATGTTTGGAATTTAAGAGAGTTGGTGTAATAGAATTTACACCCTTCGGTTGGGTCAAACCTTCCAATATTTTCAGTATTATCGTGATTATTTATATTAACTCTACTAGCTGTTATCCTTCT